TAAATTTGTTTGGGATAACTCTGCTGGCACTTTGGATATTCAAGGTACTATTACTGCTTCTACCTTTTTAACAAATGCTACTTCAGTACGAAGTGGAAATGCATTATCTGCTGGGAATGGTGTCTTAATAGACTCAACTGGCATCATAGGTGCTTCAGGTACTGGGGCTACTAATGTAGAATCTGAACTGAGGGCTGGAGCAGATGGAAAGGCGCGTTGTGGAGGTGGAATTTGTACTATTGGTAAAACTGGTATTTATTTTCCCCCTGGTGCTGACGATTCCACTGGTAGTGGTAACATTGAATGGGAGTATGACAGCACGAGTACTTGGCTGTTTCGTGCTGCTAGTAGTAACGTGATACGATGGCTGTCAGATGCTTCTACTCCCGCTCTAGGACGTATGGACTTGGCGAATATGGACTTGAAACTCATTGGAGGAGATTTCTTTGACGGCAATACCAGTTTAGCCCCCTTGTATGGAGGAGGTGATACAACCTTACATTCTCATAGTGGCAGTAGTGTCTCTGACCCTCTTAGATTAGGTAATGGAACTCCTGCTGCACCTACTTATAGTTTTACTGCGGATACAAACACAGGTTTCTATCGTAAAGCTGCTGACCAGTTTGGTTTTGCTGCTAATGGGCAGGGACATGTGTACGTAAATGGTGCAACGGGTAGAGGACAATTAGTCCTAGATAGTGGAGGTACTAATACTAATCCCGCTCTATACTTTGATGGATACACAAATTATGGTTTATATTTAAGTACTACCTATAGTGCCATATTCATGGCGGTTAATGGTGGTTCTTATTTTAAGTTTGGGGTAGATTATAACCAATCTTTCGCTACTCTGTATGGGACAGGTGAAAATTTAGGTAATGCAACTTATCGGTGGAGTAGGCTCTTTGCAACTTACGCTTCAGATATTTCTTCAGACGCAGAGCTTAAAGAAAATATGACCCCAATTTCTAATGGGTTAGATTTTATCTCACGTTTGACTCCCATTACGTTCAATCGTATAAATGATTCTGAAGTGCAGTTCGGGTTTACGGCCCAAGCAATGAAACAAGCAGTTTTAGATTCTGGGTATACAGAAGATATGGGGGTATACTCCGAAGAAACTGATGCAGACACAGGAGATACGCATTGGGGCATTACGTATGAAACATTAGTAGCCCCATTAGTTGCAGCTATCAAAGAATTAAAAGCTAGAATAGAAGTCTTGGAGGGAAATTAAGATGGCAATACAAATAACATTAGATTTTACAGATGCCCAATGGGAATTGGTTAAAGCTCATTTAAGGTTACCCGATACAGATAATTCTTATGTAGTCCCTACTACGGAAGCCGCATGTAAAGCTGGTATAGAAAGATGGGTTAAATATCAGGTACAAACATCTGTAACAGAAGCAGCTCTTAGAATTGCAAATACTAATTCTCAAAACGCTTTTGATGTCTAGTAAAGAACAAATAATACAACTCCGTACAGAGAACCCATTAATGAACTCTGTGGAAATAGGGAAGGAAGTGGGCGTATCTAAACAATACGTCCATAAAATTCTTAGGAAGGAAGATTTAAATACTAGTGTTCCTAAGAAGAAGAAGTTTAGCCGGTGTAAGCAATGCAATGAGCCTGTTGGGTTTCGGGTTAATATATGTAGTGGCCCATGCCATTTCACCTATTATCGTATTAAAGTCACCTGTTCGTTTTGCCATGTAGATTTTTATTTGAAGCGTTCAGAGGTGACACAGAGGCATAGAAGGAAGTATAATAAGATATACTGTAGCAAACCTTGTTACTATAAAGGGCGGAAAGATGGTTAGGAGTCAATATGAAAAAGTGGGTAGCCCTCTCTGGTATGCTTACTCTCCTCATCTTTTTAGAAGATGCGGGGTTTTTTATTTTGGGGAGGTGTACTGAAATAGGTTTAGGGTTTGGTGGTACAGCACGAATAAGAAGAGTAAAGAAGTTTTTAGGAGAATAGTATGCAAATCAATGATGAGTTAATTAAGCAATGGGAACCCAAAGTCCAGAAAATGGCCTCTAGTGTATATATATTAGGGTTGGATAGGGAAGATTTAGCACAAGAACTTCGGTTGGCAGTCGTTAAAGCAGCACAAGGCTTTGAAGAAGACCGTGGTGTGGTATTCCATACCTATCTACATACGGCGATGACAAATACTATTAGAACGTTATTGTCTAAGGGCCGTAAATTGGTACCTGTGACTACTAGTTTAGATGATATTTTTTCTGATTTTAGTGACATGCCTTTGCAGTCATATGAAATTTTAGAGGCTCTGACTGACCCCTCTGATTTTACGGTGGATGTTGAATTCAAAGAGTTCATTACTACTTGCTTACTTGATACACAAGAACAAGGGTTTATTACCCTTCGCTTAGAAGGGCTAACGATGGAGGAAATTACGGAGGATTTAGGGGAATCATCATATAAATTACGGCAAACGGTGAGAGAAAAATTATTGCGGGGGGTAATGCATGAAAAGACGATTTCGGTTTGGGGGGATGATTCGCAACAAGAGGTTGACAGAGACGGAAGAAGAGTATAGAGTAATCAGTGTAGATATTCACACCGATGGAATTCACTTGTGGGGAACATACACCAATTTGCAAGACGCTTTAGATAGAGCTAAAGAAGTTAAGCAAGACTCCCTAGAAGTATATGTACATGGCGATTCTAATAGGGTGGTATCTAAAGTTGAATAATATGGAGAAGATATGGAAAACTTTGATTTTGTTGAATCTGGAATCATCTTTGGACTTACTGACCGATTAGCATTTAGAAAATTTAAATATAGCAGTAAGGATTTTGCTAAACATGGCGATGCACATAAATTCCTTACTAACCATTATGATTCTTATGGAGAGGTGCCCACCCCTGACACACTGTGTGAAAACTTTCCTACATTAAACCCTTCTGCCCAAAGCTTAAATTTTGATTATGCTTTAGACACATTTCAAAACCAAGTGTTGTTTAGGCAAGTCATTAATGTCTTTCAAGATAATAAAGAGTTGTTGTCTGAAAATCCTAAACATGCGTTGGCTCAAATAAACCACGGTCTTCAAGAGGTGGCTGTTACTTATGATGAAGATGTTCTGTATTACAATAACCAGCCTGAAAATCGTTATGATGACTGGAAAAAACGAACTGAAAAACGTCGGATGGGTGACGGGATTATGGGTATTAAAACCCCGTTTAATTCCGTAAATAGGTTGGGGGTAGGATGGCTTCCAGGCGAAATGGTTTCTTTGTTTGCTAGGCCATCGGTAGGTAAATCTTGGGTATGTGTGCAAGCGGCGGTTACAGCGGCTCTGAACGGGCATAAAACCCTACTAATTTCCACTGAAATGCCTGCCGCTCAAATGAACATGAGAACGGATGTAGTCATGGGTAAGGCTATGGGATATGATTTCTCCCATACTGATTTACGTAATGGTAATCCAATTGATGAGGCCGCATATCAAGACTTCCTACATAATTTAGAGAATGTCCCATTGTTAGTGTGTGACCATATTGAGGGGGAGTCCAGCATATCCCTAGAAAGTATTCATAACCTTATTCGGAAGTATGTGCCAGACTTTGTAGTGATTGATGGGGTATACCTAATCACTAATTCTAGCAAGAATTTTAAAGCTATGTGGGAACAAACACACATGTTATTTTATGGGCTAAAAAACATATGTCTCTCCACAAACACAGCTATGTTTGTTTCGACACAAGCTACGAAAGAAGCATCGGATGTGTTTATGCCCCCTATGCCAGACCAAGTAGCCTTTGGGGATGCATTATTGAGAGCTTCAGATGTTGTCATGTCTATGTGCATGATTGAAGATGAAAATGAGAAGCGTCTCCTAGCTTTCCAAAAGTATCGAGATGGGTTAATGCCATTACACACAGCAGTATTAGATTGGCAAGTTAATTCTGGTCTTATAGCCGAAGCCCCAGACGATTTCTAATGACTGAGTGGGCCAATGTATTGGCAGACATAGGGATTATTGTCCCTATTGATAAAGACCAGTTCACCCTTCAGTGCCCCTTTCATGAAGATACGGTAGATTCCTGTTCAATAAACACTGATAAAGGTGTGTGGATTTGTTTTGCAGGCTGTGGTCAAGGAACGCTGTATAGTTTTCTAATGAAGTATTCAGGTATTAGTTATGAAGAGGCGCAACAAAAAGTCCTGTCTGATATCTCTGTGTTTAACCTCAATTTATTTGATGAGTTTGTGCCAGACGAAACTATAATGCCTGAAGTTCAATTTCCTTTTAAACAGGGGTATGTACCTGAATGGATATTTGATAGGGGATTTGATAAAGCCACCCTTAATAAATGGGGGTGTGGAATAGATAGTGAGAACAGTTTAATAATCCCTATTCAAGATGATGCATCTCGTTTAGTTGGTTGGGTTAGGCGTAGGCAATACATGACTCCAAAATATTTATACTCTAAAGGGCTAAAGAAATCTAGAGTATTGTTTGGGCAATATTTGAGGTCAGAGAAAACTCCCTTTGTCTGTATTACAGAAGGCACTTTAGATACTATGTGGTTAGACCAGCATGGGTGCCCCAGTGTAGCCCTCTTAGGGGCATCCTTGTCTAAAGCTCAAGAAGTATTAACATTGGGTTTACAGACCGAAGAACTAGTGCTATGCTTAGACAATGATGAAGCAGGACAAATAGGCTTTCAAAAAGCTATGGGTTGCCTATCCAAAAGTTTTGTGGTAAGCTATGTGAAATTGCCAAAGGAGTACAAAGATGTACAAGATGTAAGAAGTAGCGATGAACTTCTAAGTATTATAGATAACAGAACATTTTTTTAAAGTAGGAGAACAATATGAGTGGAATAGGAAGAATTCAAGAAGCACGGGAAACACGGGGCCAGGGCAGTAGCAATGGAGTCCCAGGTAGGGAAGTCTGGTTTAGAGATGGTGACCAAGCATTCCTTTCATCTGTCGCTACAGGAGAAGAGGGGGACACTAATTTGGATGACCTGTATATGTATACATATAATTCTGGGAGTCGGTGGGTGAACTTATTGGATGACCCTGATGTTGATAAGACTGGTATTCCTGACAATACCCGTCCTTCCCATAAGTTTGCATTTTGGGCGTATGTCCATGAAATCATCCATACTGAAAAGCGTAATGATGATTGGGAAGTAGTTGCAGGCCCAGGCGGGAAGAAAGTGTACAAGGAAAGCATTAATGACTTCCGTATTATCTCCCTCACCTTTGGGCGTAGCGACTATATTTGGAATCAATTGGTTGATATCTACAATGACTGGAATGGTCTAAATAAAGGTGTCATGCGTATTAAGCGTACTGGTACGGGTATGTTTGACACATCGTACCAACTAGCTGGTACTGCTAGACAGGAGGAAATTCCTGCTGGTGAGGAAGGCAAGATTGCAGACTTGCCTACTGTTAAGGAGTACTTTAAGTCTCGTTACGGTGGACAAACTATGCAAACCCCATCACTGGCTGGTGTGGCTACTTCATCTACTACTGACACGGATGACCTATTTTAAATGTTAGTACAGACCATACATGATTTTGATTATTACGTGGGCCAAATTGAGGAAGATTTGGCCCACAATAAAACAAGTCACCTTGTAGTTGATGTGGAAACTAATGGGCTAGACCCCTTTGGGCGTAACCAATTATGCGGGGTGGGCATTGCTCATAAGGATGAAACATATTATTTCCCCTTTCGACATCAAAGTGGAGAGAATCTACCCCCCCAGTATATTGGGAAATTGATGCGGTGCATCGAAAAAACAGGAATGCTGATTGGGTATAACATTAAGTTTGACTTAAAGTTTTTAGAGAAAGAGGGCTACGAGGCACCTGAGCATGTAACTTGGGCTGATGTCATTGTTATGGTTCGTTTAACTGAGCCAGCTTCGGTAAAGGAGTTGGGGCTGACCCACACAATTCAAAGGGTGTACGGGGAAGAGGCGGCTTCTTACGATAAGGATACGAAGAAGGAATTACGCTCTAAGAAGTGGCATAAAGACTTCTCCTTGTCCCCACCTGAACTACTAGGGCCATACTGCGAGAAAGATGTGTATTGGACACATAAGCTCTACGTTAAAACCTTAAAGCAGATTTTAGAAAGTAATCAAGTTGATGTCATGAATCTAGAATTCGCTTTGACGAAGGTATTGTATTCTTTAGAGAAAGAAGGTATAGCTATTGACACTGTATATGTTAAAGATGCTATTAGTAGGATTGACCAGCGTCGAAATGAAGTAGAAGCTAAAATTTATGACTTAGCCGATAAGGAGTTTAATATAAATAGCTCCCAACAAGTGGGTGAGTTGCTGAATGAACGAGGAATTACATCATCTATTCAGACTCCTAAGGGTAAAGAGTCTTGGAGTGAGGTGGCATTAGTTCAGATAGATGACCCCTTAGCAGGATACATTAGGCAATATAGGGCATTAGAGAAATTGAAATCCACTTATCTGGAACCATATTTAGATTCTCCTGTAATGCATACTTCGTACTGTAATTGGGGAACTTTAACAGGTAGGCTCTCTTCTAAAGAACCTAATCTCCAAAACATCCCCAGAACCCATTTCAAGTTGCTGGATAGGGAACTTACGGATGGTGAAAGGGAAACCGTGAGAGGCCGTATAAACGCCATTATAGCCGCCAAAGGTACTAGTGCAGTCTTAGACCTTAGTAACCACGTATTGGACACCTGGGGCTTTGTGGGGGACGAATCCTTTGACCCTGAGGATAGAGAACAGGTAGCAATGCGTAGAATGTTTGTTCCTAGAAAAGGGCACAGGTTAGTATCATTTGATTATTCTCAGATGGAAGTTAGAGTCTTTCTGAGTTACTTACACAATGAAGAAGTTGATGCACTATTGGCAAGAGAAGATGTAGATTTTCATGGGGAAGCCGCAAAGATTGCTTTTGGTGTGGATGAGGGTAGTAGTGAATATAAGTTTTATAGACAGATGGCAAAGAACATTACGTTTGGAGTTATCTATGGTATAGGGAAGGCCAGGCTTGCTAATCAATTGAATGTGTCTGAGAAAGAAGCATTTCAATACAAAAAGAAGTACTTTGCTGGCATATCTGGGTCAAAGTCCTTTATAGATAAAGTCTCCCGTACCGTGGCGGCACGGGGT